TTGAAACTACTACTCCTGAAGCTAAAGCTTCCTATGGCATGGTGAGAAAGATTGCTTCGCAGTTTAGCAAAGCTAAGAACTGTCCGAAGGACATCAAATGGGGAACAATTCATGGACACTTTGTGTCTAAGCTGAATGACCCTAAGAATCCTTTGACCCAAGGTCAAGTAGTTAAAATTTGTAGCATGAAGGCTTTGCCTTCGGCTGACTTGAAGGCTATGAGAGCTTACAAGAAACTTGTAAGTCTTGGCTAAGCTTCTACGAAGCTAACACATAAAGAGACCCTTCGGGGTCTTTTTTTTGGCTTAAATATCTTTAAGTCTATAAGACTTAACCCTTCCTAATAGACCGTCAATTGTTTCCGAAGGAAATACACACATAATCCATGACAAGTTTACATAGCTCTTTAGAGCTTTCCTAGGCTCTTGTTTACATGGGGTGAAGGTTATCATTAACCAAAGGTTAAAATGCTCTCAGAAGGCTTTAGAATGCGTTATAGCTTGGTAAACTCTTTAGAGTTTGTAGAGTTATAAATTACAAGCTTATTTTCTTTGAAAATCTTGGAAACTTCAGAGGACTTTAAAGACTTGTCTTTACCTCTTGGAAAACTTGGTAAGCTCTACAGAGTTTTTAAAGTCTATTAAGACTTTAAGTTGAGGATTGCTTGGAAATCTTGGTAAACTTTATAAAGTTTATAGGGTAGGGCAAGAGCCACCTACCCCCACCCATATATATATACTAGTGCTTCTACATTTTTAGGGAATTTGAGTTGGAAACTTCAAAAAGCTTGAAAGGTTTGTTCGGGTCTTGGCAGGTTTGTTCGGGTTCAATAGGTCTAGAATGACCATGAAGATATGTATTCAACCCCGGCACACTTAATGTTATTATATAGTTCAAAATCAATTTTGTCAAGTCTTTCGTAAAATATTTTATAAAGCTTGACAAAGCTTTCATACAACTATATAATATCCGTATGTCTTTACCCACAACACAAAAAAGAAAACTGACAGAAAAACAAGAGAATTTCCTTAATAACCTTATAGAGACTAAAGGAAATCTTAAACTTTCAGCGGAACTTGCAGGATACGCAGGAAATCACTACCAAGTAATTCAATCACTTAAACAAGAGATAGTGGATTTAGCCTCGGATGTACTTGCAAGGGAAGCCCCTTTAGCAGCGTTTAAACTTGTCGAGGTTTTACAAAGCGATAAAGCCCTTCCACAAGCCAATGTAAAGCTACAAGCAGCTCAGACCATTCTTGATAGAGTTGGTTTAGGTAAGAAAGAAAGACTAGATGTTAATCATAATGTTCAAGGTGGTATCTTTATACTGCCTGAAAAGCAAACGATAGACATCTCAGCAGAGGATGGAGACTATGAAACTTTGGATAACTGAACACGTTAATGAAGATGGAGCAGCTATTGGTCCATACATTAAAGCTGATACAGTAGCCGAAGCAAATAGAATAGCTATCCAATATGGGTTGTTAGTACTTGGAGAGATTCAAGAACTACAACATGATACAAAAGTAAAAGAAAGGACACTACACTAATGGCTAAAAAGAAAGACCCAAGACTTGCAAGAGCAGGAGTCTCAGGTTATAACAAACCTAAAAGAACTCCGGGACATAAAACTAAATCTCATGTGGTTGTTGCTAAAGTTGGTGACAAAATTAAAACAATTAGATTTGGTCAGCAAGGAGTAACAGGTGCAGGTAAAAACCCTAAAACTGCAAAAGATAAAGCAAGAAAAAAATCTTACTATGCTAGACATAATGCACAAGATTCTAAACCAAGTAAATTAAGTGCAAGATATTGGTCACATAAAACAAAGTGGTAGTATGTCTCAAATAGGTAGTAACGAAAAACCTGTCCTTATGTCTAGTAAAAAGAATAAAGGCAGACTTTATGGACCTTCATGGCACGGAGGCAAAGGAGCTGCACCTAGAGTAAACGTACACTCAAAGCAGTATAGAGATAACTGGGATTTAATATTTGGTAAAAAAGGAGAAAATAATGCCAACAAAGAAGAAGAGTAAGTCAACTGTAAACAAAGCTGGTAACTATACAAAGCCAACTATGCGTAAGAGGCTCTTCGAGAAGATTAAAGCCGGTACTAGAGGTGGTAAAGCCGGGCAATGGTCTGCTCGAAAAGCCCAGCTCTTAGCAAAAGAATATAAAGCCAAAGGGGGAGGCTATAAGTAAAATGAAAAGGATTAAAGAATTTATGATTAAGATGATGAACGAACTAAACAAAATATATGCTAAACTATTTAAAAAATGTTTAACACCAGAGAAAAAGAATGTCAAATCTAAAAAAGTCACAAAGAAGTCTTAGAGCTTGGACAAAGCAAAAATGGCGTACCAAGAGTGGTAAGAAATCGTCAGAGACAGGGGAGAGGTATCTCCCAGAGAAGGCTATTAAGGCACTCTCAAAAGAAGAATACGCAAGAACAACAAGAAAAAAACGAGAAGATACTAAAAGAGGGAAACAACACAGTAAACAACCAAGAAAGGTTGCAAGAAAAACTAGAGCCTATAGAAAAGTAAAATAATGTCAGACAACATACCAGAAGGCTATATTAAGAAAAAAAGTGTAACTATTCCTTTTGGTTACAAACTAAGTCATATTCAAGGCTATTTAGAACCTATAGAACATGAACTAAAAGTTTTAAAAAAATATATAGACTCTGTTGTAAATGAAGAGTACTCACTTCGTAAAGCTTCAGAGCTTATAACAGAAGAAACAGGAAGAAAAATAACTCATGTAGGTTTATCTAAAATAATAAAAAATACTTATATTCCTCCTAACAATAAATATCAATACTCTAAAGAGACTAAAAGAAAACAAAAGTTAGCTAGAGATAAAAAAGAACTAGCTAAAGCCAAAAAGAAACTAGCCTACAAAGAATCAAAACTTAAGACAGAAGAAAAAGTAATTAAAAAGGCTACAGAAAAAACTACAGATAATGTAGTTACTACTGAAGAATTAGAACAGGTAGCTCCTAGCGTACAAGAAGTACTTAAAGATTCTAAGGTTATTTTTCATCCAAACGATGGTCCACAGACAGATTTCCTTGCTGCTGGTGAGAAAGATGTACTTTATGGTGGAGCTGCTGGTGGTGGTAAATCCTATGCAATGTTGGTTGACCCACTACGTTATGCACACAAAAAAGCCCACAGAGCATTAATTCTAAGACGTTCTATGCCAGAGCTTAGAGAAATGATTGACAAGTCTCGTGAACTTTATCCTCAAGCATTTCCCGGTGCTAAGTTCAAAGAGGTTGAAAAGCTTTGGAACTTCCCTAGTGGAGCTAAAGTAGAATTTGGATTCCTTGAAAGAGATGCAGACGTATACAGATATCAAGGACAAGCGTACAGTTGGATTGGTTTTGATGAGATAACCCATTTACCTACAGAGTTTAGTTGGAACTATCTTGCTTCAAGGCTACGTACAACTGACCCAGAAATACAAACATACCTACGCTGTACTGCTAACCCTGGTGGTGTTGGCTCTAATTGGGTTAAAAAAAGATACATAGAACCTAACGAACATAACAAAAGCTTTCAAGGTGCTGATGGTCTTACAAGAAAGTTTATACCCGCAAAACTAGCCGACAATCCATACTTGTCTGAAGATGGCGTGTATGAGCAAATGCTTAAATCTCTTCCTCCTACTCAACGACAACAACTACTTGAAGGTAACTGGGATGTTGCAGAAGGAGCTGCATTTACAGAATTTGACCCTACAGTTCATGTTATTTCTCCATTTGAGCTACCGATTCACTGGGAAAGAGTAAAAGGTATTGACTATGGTTATGCTTCAGAATCTTGTTGTTTATGGGGAATAATGGACATAAATGACAATACTTTGATAATTTATAGAGAATTATACAAAAAAGGCTTGACAGGTGAAGAATTAGGCACTATAATAACAGATATGGAAACAGAAGACCCTTTTTCAGTAAACGGGGTTTTAGATACAGCAGCATGGGCAAATACAGGTACAACTGGTCCTACTGTTGGAGAAAGTTTAATTAGAGCTGGTCATAAATTAAGACGAGCTGATAAAAATAGAATACAAGGTAAAATACAAATACACGAGTATTTAAAGATTAGAGAGAACGGTAGACCTAAGTTACAGATATTTAATACGTGTCCTAACTTAATAAGAGAACTACAATCTATACCGTTATCTAAAACTAATCCTGAAGATGTGGATACACATGCTTCTGACCACGCATATGATGCATTGCGTTATATGATAATGAGCAGACCAAGAATGGAAAGCCCACTAGAACGTATCAGAGGTTTAAAACGAGAAATGTATAGACCAGTAGATTCTACATTTGGATATTAAAATTATATGGCAGAAGACAGAAATACATTCTTAAACGCTGATAGTATCTATGAAGAAGTAGAAGGTGAAGCTGGAGTTCAATTAACTTTAGAAGAAGACCAGCAAAGAAATCTTATAGGTATTATTAAAGGTAGATTTGCACAAGCTGAACAATCTAGAGAAACAGATGAACGTAGATGGTTAAAAGCATACGAAAACTACAGAGGTCTTTATGCTAAAAGTGTTAAGTTTAGAGAATCTGAAAAGTCTAGAGTCTTTGTAAAAGTTACTAAAACTAAAGTACTTGCAGCATTCGGACAACTTGTAGATGTTATCTTTGGTACAGGTAAATTTCCGATAGGAATTTCAGAAACTAAAATACCTGAAGGCGAAACAGATTACGCACACTTAGATACTTCAAATCCTTCACCAAGTTTAGAAACTTCAATGCCTGATGATATAGGTAACAGAGAAGGAACTAATGTAAATCCATATGATGTTGGTTATGAAGGTGACGGTAGAACTTTAAAACCCGGTGCTACTTTCTACAACGGTATTTTTGAAGATAGCCTTGAAGACCAAGCAGAAGAAGCAGGAATACTTGTAGATGGTACAAGTCCTGACCCACAAAAGCTTGAATTATCTCCTGCACAAAGAGCTGCAAGAAGAATGGAAAAGCTTATTCATGACCAAATAGATGAGTCTAATGGTAATGCTGAAATAAGAAATGCTCTTTTAGAATCTGCTTTACTAGGCACAGGGATTGTAAA